GTTACGCATCCTCCTGGCCCGGCCATAAAAACGGACGGATGAATGTCCTGAGCGCGAGTGATAAAACTGCCGGCAGGAAATTCGTGATATAGGGGGCGGTCGAAAGTCAACGCTCCAGCAGGCCCGGTCACACCATCGCCAATGGCAACAATGCGCCGTCGCCTGGCCGTCCCCTCGCGATAATCCACGCCATCGGTCACGCCAAAATCAGCCGTAACCGTTTGGTGAATGGTCACGATGTCGCCCACTACAAAAGCGCCCACGGGGAAAGCAACATCAACCGTGTTTTCAATCCACTGCACCACGCCGGTAGTAGTGCTCTGGCCAACGGTATATACACCATCGACCAGGCCGGCCCCGCCAGCGCCATCGCCTGGGCCGTAGGCATTGTCCAGCGCAGCGCGGGTGATGATGTCTCCGCAGTTCCAAAGAACATTGAGCGGATGGGCGGCGTAACGCACGTTTTTGTACATGCCAACCTCGTATTGCAGCAAAGCGCCGGGATTGGCCTGCATGTACAACGTGTACCACTCATTGCCCACTTGCTGTTGGATATTGTTTATAACAGAGGGTGTGGTGAGGCAGATCATGGTGCCGCCAGCGCCGTTACCGTTGGGGTTTTGCGCCATCGGGTGACCCTGGTAAGCCAGGTCCATCCAGATGTCGCCGGCGATAGTGGGGTCAAACCAATAAGTGGCGGTATCATCAATGCCGGAGAAGTCGGTCGCAGCGCCCGTAAAGCGAGGGTAGGGATGATCCAGATAAGCGTTGCGGATCAGGATGTCCTGAAAAACGGTCGCCGACTGGCCCAGCAGGGTGGCGGCGATGTTCTTCAAACCGGCCCGGCCATTGAACAGATATGCCTGCACCCGATCATCGTACTCGTGCAGGGCCACCTTGTCCGCGTAGGGAAGCAGGTTAATCTGCTTGGACCATGTGTCAGTGTAATTGTTGGGATACCAAATCTGACGCAGGCCCACCGGCTCCGGGGTGGGCTCCATGTCGAAGATGCCCTTCCAGGTCATCGTTTCGCTGATAGCCCCGGTCGGGGTTCTCATGGCGACCTGAGTAGGCGAATACTGTCGCCAGATCGAGCCGGCCCGCCATCGCTGAAGCAATTGCATCTGGATAACGGGGTCTTTCAAACTCTCGAGCTGATACCACATGTTATCCGAATATGCGCCGGGGCCAAGGGCGGCATTGGTGTGATCGGACAGGGTAAACGGCTCAGAGAGCTGATGTTCTACTCTGGTTGGGTATGGATGGCTATCCGTACCCGTTCCAGTACCTGGATAAACATAAGTTATGGCCATAAAGCAAAAACCTCCTTCGTATGATTTGGAAGGAGGTTTCTCTTCATCCAAAACCTTGTTTTGGTTATTTCGTTGAGTAATCGGCGCACTCGAAAATGATTGCGCCGGTTAAATCGCTAATTATAACGTAATGCGGCGGGCCTCGTGGTATGTGACAAGCAACCCACCCCTGAAGGCCATTGGCCTGTAGATGGGTATAAAATTCCCCGTCTACCAGAACGGCCGAGGTCATTTGACCTCTTACGCCTTCACTAAAAAATCCGACGATTGGATGACATTCTTCCTTGGTACAGGCTTCAACGGCAATTGTGCTACGAATAACCTTGAAACTTGCCGGCGCAGCGTGGCCGCCATCATGAACTGATTGGGTTTGGCTGACGATGACGGCTAACGCAGCTATCAGCGCCAAAAACTCTGGCGGTATCATCATGCCGGTTGCGCCGGTTCTTTCCAATTTTCGGCAATGGACGTGTAGATTTCAGCCAGATTGCTATCTACGCCTACATTTCGATAAAGCAGTTGAAATGCTTCATCTTTACTCTCAGGCATATCGAAACGTTCAGGAAGTTGTCTTCCCTTGAAAGCCTCTGGCCAGATTTCTCTTGGGTCCCTGACCGGCTGAGTTGGCGTTCCTCCGCCGCCTGGCGGCGTACTGCCAGTTCGGTACTGCTCAATGGCAGTTTGGGTTTGCGCAGCCTGTGTGCCGGCCAGCGCATCCAGGATTTCTTTTTGTTTGGCAGGATCGGGGTCAACGCGAATGGCGTTAACGCTGCCAATTAGCGAATGATACTTCGGATCGGAAGCAATCATATTAACCAGGCCAATTTGAGGCTCATTTTGCTGCCGCCAGGCCTCAAGTTGCGCCCTGGCCTGATTAGCCGCTTCAGTCGCGCCGGTGGCCGCGCTAAGCTGGCTCTGAAAATTAGCAACCTGAGTGTTCAATTCGGTCAACTGTCCCTGAGCCGCATCGCGCTCGCCAGTAATAGCCTGAACAGTTTGATTGAGCGAACCAACTTGTTGCTCAAGCTGACTCCCCTTGGCGGCGGCCGTTTTCCAGGCTTCGATTTGTTGCTTGGTTACCAACTCGTAACCATCAGGAACTTGAGTTGATGGCGGAGGCGATGCTGGGGGCGGTTGTGCCGGGGGAGTCTCAGGGGTTGTATTGGCTGGCGCGTTCATAAAAACCTCGCTTATAATTCATAACGAAAAATCAATGCTTCCAGTTTTTGAGCATCGGTAAAGGCAATTGACAAAAGTCTATCCCTGGGAGTCCGAGATTGACTTCGTTGCTCAGAGATTGCTTTGATCAGTTCAACAACAAGCCGCTGTATTTCTGTTTTTGACTCTTGTTGAGCCGTCTGGTTGCTAACCATAGAACATTTGTCCTTTGCATTATTTATTATGGCAAATCAAGAATTTGTCAAATTACTCACTCTTTCGTCCGCCATCAGCTTTGGTTCTATTAGAGGTTCCGCCGCTATTCATACCTGCCTGACGCGCTCGCATCTGGGCCTCGCCCTGCTCCACTACTCGCTTTTGCTCCTCCTCCACCTCACCCTTAATTCGTTCCATTTCCTCCTCTAGCTCCTCGTCGCCATCAAGCCGCCGCACGGCTGTTTCAATTGATATGGCATGCGCAGACAAACGCTGAACGATCTCGTTGACCAGATCGATTCTGTCTTGCGGCAGAACTGGCGCAAGCGTTGTTCTATGCGAAAGAATAACTGCCTCAAGATGATCGGTTGTAATGGGATGGCTGAATACATTGCCAAATTTTTGTTTATTGAGAGCGATAATCAGGGCCGTATAATTGAGCCATTTAAGGCCAATTTTGGCATGGGTCCGATAGTGGGCAGCAATATCGTTGTAAGGTTTGAGCATAAACGATAACGTCAGCGCCGACCTGATTGAAGCGTCAATTTTGCCCCAAGCTACATCGGGCAGGTTAATATGTTCTCGCGCTGCCGCGACAAGATCATCCATCACAAAATCAATCATTGCCTGGCTAATCTCCGCGCCGTCAAGACGCCCCGCTTCAGGCGCATGTTGACCGTATTGGGTCATGCCCAGGTTAATCCATTCTTGCCTTGAGGCCGTTTTGATGTTTTGCAGTCCCTTTGAGGCATTGCGTATCCAGGGTTGTTGGTGCATGGCATCGGCCAGGCCATCGCCGAGGTGGGCAATATTGCTATTGATTTCCTGTTGAGGACCGATGAGAGACGGGATGAGGCTATCGCCATAAAAACTGCCGGCCCGGATACGAGGCGTGTAGACAACGGGAATAACATTATAACCCATTACCGGGTCCTGCCAGGGATTTGGGCCTCTCATTTCACTGCCATCCGGCCAGAGGGCAAGCCTGCCATCAATTTCAATGAAATATTCGCGTTCATCCCAATGCTCATGCAGACTGACCCATTCTTCTCTTACGGAGTTAAAAGATTGTATTCCGTAACGAGCTAACGCCAGAGGTTTTGGAATTTGGGTCATGATGTCTACCGACACCAGGCGGTTGTAGTCGTAGCCGTCCCAAACAGGAAAAACGTCCCGGGGGTCGTGAACGACATAGCGAATGGGCCATTTAGCCCGGTTGGGATGAAACTGGGCCTGTATATAGAAGCCGCCAAAAACTTGCTGGAAAATGGCAGCTTCCAGAAAGTGACTGTCGCCGTCATTGATATTCCAGAGCATGTTGAGATCATGACCAATGATTTTGGCAGCTTCTTTGTCCGTTCCATACTTAGTGCCAATCCCGAACTGAACAATCTCCTCTTTAATCTGCCCCACCAGGGCCGCCGCGTGCAGAATGACCGCTGGGCGGATGATGTTCAAGCGAAAAGGATAAACCAAAGGGTCTTCCGGTCGTTTGCCGGCGCGTTCTTGTAATTTATATCCCTGGTAGTAAGCCCACCACTCGTTGTAGCTGCCGGTGCGCGCCCCCCAGCTTTTGTTGGGGTAATCTTCCGGGGTCAAAGTCAGAGGTCTATCAGCAAACAGGGAAAGAGGCACAAATTCTTCGCCAACGCCAGTTGTCATTTGTTGCCTCTCCTACGCTGCCGGCTGAGTGAGGTTGCCGGACCGCCTATCAGGTCCTCTACGTTGATACCTGCCGGTAGCATGCCCATCTCGCGCAAAAAATCCTGATAGCGAATACGGGCATATTCATTTGTTTCAGGTAGCGGCTGCCTGGCGGTAACGATTTGCGAGCGCAAATTGCGCGCCGAAGCAAATTCGACTTTTTCTTCCGGCGTATGCTTTTCCTCGAAATCGGTCCAAAGCTCGCTTCTAAGAGCAAAAGCCAGCATCATTAACGTGGCCACGATATCCTGCGCCAATTTGAGATCGTTAGCAATGTCATATTTTACAAGCTGAGAACGAATGCCCTGGATGTAGGGAAACGTGATTTTCTGCCGCTGCACCATTTGAACAAGGGCAGTCAGGTACGCATTCTTTAGCGTGGCGAAGGACATGCCTTCCGCCCAAATGCCCATGCTAAGCAAAATTTCTTCATCCCATAATGCTTGAGCGCCGGTTGAATCAACAAAAGCTCGCTCTGGCCGGTATTTATCCCAGGCATGTTTGTATGAGACTTTGAAAGGCTCGTAACTGCCGCGTCCAAAAATCCAGTCAAAATAGACCATTTCGGCAGGCCCGTCCGGGAAATTGGTAATATCAAGGACAATTACCACCGGCGCATTACGGCGCGGCGGATTGCCCTGGCCAGGATCGCCGGCCATCCAATACCGCCGAAATTGCTCGCGCGGTTTTTCGTACTTGATACACGCGCATCCGGGAGTTTCTTCATATGTCCAATCCGGCGTGGGCTTTTCTTTTTCGAGCAGATGATACTGGATAATTCTGTTGAGCGTCATGTCCTCGCAAGGCTCGACCGTTTCCAAACTGAAATGAAAGCCTGATCCAAGCGGTCTTTCAGCATCCATCAGAGCGGCTTGCTGATCTTCGGGAATACGACGCCTATAGAGTTCCAGGTCCTCCTCGCTCAACGTTTCCGCTTTGGCCGAGGGAACGGATAATGAAAGAAAATTTTCCGGATCCGCAAAATAAAGGTCCATTCGCTCCCAGAGCCAGGCCGGGGCCTCCAGATAGGAGGCCGTGACCATCGAGAGACGCTTAACGCGCTCACGCCGTTTTCCTCCTACTCCAAGGGGAACGGTGCCGCGCATACGGGAAGCAATCATACCCATGAGTTGAAACGGGTTGAGAATCTGGCCGGCTTCGTCGATGTTGATGGCGTCCACCTCGATACCCTGGATGCGCCGGGCATCGTCTGCCGCGCTCATAAAATACAGCGTTGAGCGGCCAATATAGTCCGATTCCAGTTCAATGACCGGATAAGGGCGGGTGGCGTAACGCTTGATGAATTGTTCAAATGGATTGCCGCTTGCTTCTTGAACAATGATGTCAGCCATGATTTTTGACTGCCAGGCAGTAGGAGCCAGATTCATAAAAGCGAATCGGGGCGACATGGCTGCCATTGCCGCATAAGAAAGGCCCATACCGGTTGTTTTGCCCGATCCAACTCCGCCAAGGACGGTCAGGTCCTTCTGGCTGGCATGATGACTGTACCATTGCCAGGGCTTTAATTCGCGTTTGAAATAATAGGCCAGGAAGTAATTAATGCCCACCCCGTTATGGGGGTCGGAAGCCCGCTTGAACAACTCAATATCGCCATCGCTAAGCCTATAGCGGGAATTTGTAGCTGTTTTGAGCAGCTTTGATAAACTCATTAAACCAGCACTCGTTTCATATGGGCATTATATGGGGGCAAGTTTTCGCTAGTTGGCAACAGGTCTTGGCCATTAATAAGTGGCCAAAGCGCTTTAAACAGATGCTGCGCGCTGACTAACGCCGCTTCATCTCGAACGTTAATATCAGTAAAAACCAACGTTGATATGCTCAAACGGCTGAAAACTGGCGGCTCATTTGAGTTATTCAGATAAGCCAAAAGCAGAACATCAAAAACCTGCTCTGGATTAAACAGGATCAATATCTCATGCTCGACAGCCAACCGGTTATTCAATCCGGAGCCGGCTGCCGGAATTGTGAGCAATCGAATTTGTTTAACCAGTTCGGTTATAAAATTATTCTGCAGGCTCGGAACTGTCATATTTGCGCAGATCCTGGATGCGTTCAAAATACCGGCGTAACGCGCTGACCTGAGATGGCATACCAAATTCGCCGCCCTCAAGAGCAAATTCCATCAACTCGTCAATGGAATGATCTAAAAGCGGATTGCCGGCCGATTCAAGAGTAGCCGTAACAACGGTTTGATTGTTGAGAATGATCTCTTGTAGCGTTTTGCTTAGGAGCGCTTCGGCCAACATCGGGCTGTTTTCAGGCGTGGTGAAGAAAATGATAGCCGGTGGAAGCCGGGCCTGTTTGCGAGCTACATTAAGCGCATTAATAGCCCCATAGATTGCCATTTCCTTATTCTTGAGAGATCGGGCTACCGTAGCGCCGGGACTGCGCAAATCCTGACCTCGCGCAAACATCGAGGACCCGCCGCTATACGCGCCGCCAGGCCCAAAAGGATTCTCAAGAGCTTCTTCGTTTGTCATGAAATTCTCCCGAATAAGGTTAATGAGCCGGTTAGCAACACGGCTGAGGTGTTAGTCAAGGCCACATAACCTGCCTCAGCGCGAGACAGATTAAACGGCCCCGGCCCTATCTGCACCGGCTCTGTCCCCAAAGAGTTGAAGGTTAACTCGCCATAACCGGGAATATCAATGTGTCCAGCTAACCCGGCGATAGCGGTCCAGGCCGCTATCAGACTGGTGACACCCGCTTCAAACACGAGCGACGCTGCGGGCGCAAGACGTAATGGCACGGTGATGAAAAAATCAACCTGATAATCAACTTGACTATCAGATAGATCAATAACCGTCACGCCATCTTCGACGATTTGCAGTTGCTGGCTAACGCTTACTTGAATAGACATAAAGAACGCCTCCCCAATGTGTAACGGAAGGAGGCTACTCTTTATCTCTTCATCCGTTTGTTTTCCATGTAACATAACGGCAAACCCCAAAACAGTCAAACCACGTTGGCTAAATGTCAAAAACTGTACTATAATTTTAATCACATAAGGAGCAGTCTACATCATAGTCAGAATAAGCGAAGTTATCGGGAGAACAAAAAAATGGGCCGAACGAAACGTGACATTTATCGGAGACAACGGTTATTTCACCGCCAATCATTTGCATTCGAGGCAAAAGCGAATCTTTATTATGTCGAAGCCCTGCTTTCCTATTTGCCTGATGCACTCATTCTTGATCCAATGGCCGGTATTGGTTCAACTTTTATTGCTCTGGATTACGGCTTGCCGGTTATCTGTGGCGAGCTAGAAACGCATCGCGCTCAAATGTGCGAACAGAATCGACAACAAATTTCGATCCAACGCCTCTGGCCGCACATAACTCCCTCAATGGTTTGTCAGTGGGATGTACGCGATCTCCCCTTTGCCGATGATAGTATTCCCTCGATTCTCTTTTCCCCGCCCTATTTTGATGCCTTTAGCGATTGGCATATTAAATCAAGTGGATTGGGAAAATCGCGGCATGCCAGATACGGCCCGGCCTATGGCGATAGCAAAACGAACGTTGGTAATCTTCATGTTTTTGAAAATTACCTGTACGCTATGCGAAGCGTGTACGCTGAATGCCTTCGGGTTTTGCAGCCTGGCGGGAAAATTGCGGTTATTTTAAAAGACAAAATTCGGCGAGGGTGGCGATTACCTGTTGTCTCAGACAACAAACTTCTTTTGGAGGCTCTCGACGCTTCTTTCATTACGGACGTAGAACGAGAGACAATTCCATCTCTTTATGCCAACACAAATTTGAAAAACTCTCAAACGCCTGTCATCACGGATGAACACGCTTTGATTTTTACAAAGTCGGCTACTAATGCGGCGCGGCAGCCAAAAAGAGCTTTAATTATCGAAACGCCTCGCAAAAATCCCAATCAAAACCTCTTTTTACTCAAATACCAGTGGGCAAAAGAGCAGAATTTACCGATTTTATGCTTCGACCAGACGGGAACCCTTAAAAGGTGGCCTATGCTCCCCCGGAAAGATCGGTCTTATGATTTTCGCCTGCGAAAGGCTAACGCTCTGGCAGCATGTCAAAACTTGATTGAAAAGCATGACTTTCGCTCCGGGGATCATGTAGAGCTTCACATGGGGCACGGATTTGCTCGATATTTTGAAAAACGACTTAAAACGCTGGGAATAATCGTTGAAAACCCTCTGTCTGGTCATAACTATGGCCAGAAGCTAAAATTTTACAAGGAAAACACTAATGATCACTCGAAACCTCAGACTTGAACAACTGTTTCCCAATCCGCATCAACCTCGCAGCCATGCCAGTGGAGAAGGGATTGTAGACCTGGCACATGATATAGAAGAGCGAGGACTTATACAGCCTATCGTAGTGCGCCAGATTTCCCCTAAAAAATACGAAATATTCGTTGGCCACCGCCGCGTGGCCGCTTTTCAGTGGCTGGTTGAATTACATGTGGATGGGAAGGATAGGTGGGGACGGATTCCGGCTGAAATCCGGGAAATTTCCGACGAGGAGATGTTCCTGGGCGCTGTCTCAGAAAATGAGCAGCGAGAGCCAATGGGTACAATGGACCGGGCCAGAATCATCAAAAAGGCCCGCGAAGAATTTGGACTTACCTACCAAAAAGCGGGCGAGATGGTTGGCTTAAAGGATCGTGGCGCGGCCAAGCATCTGGAAGATTTGCTTCAGCTTCCAGAAAATATTTACCCGCTTATTGATAGCGGCGAATTGGGCCAACTTCACGCGCGCGGTTTGATTCCGCTACTGCAATTTAATTTTATAGCCGACACTATTTGTCACACAGCAGAACAGGCCGTTGCGCAGCGGTGGACGGCCAGCAATCTGGACAACACAGTAAGAACCATGTTTAACAAAATGGCTATCTATCTACGACAGGATATAGTTGAAATTGAAATAGATGATGATGTTTTACCGTCATCTTGCGTGCCGGTTTGTAAAAATTGCTCCTTTGTCGCTGTTTTGACCGGCGAATACTGGTGTCGAAATAATTACGAGGCAGTTACGGCAAAAGCAAAAGCCTTTAGACCCCCTGATATAACCCCCTGCCCCAACTGCGAACAACAGGAGGTTTATTTTCAGGATAACGGCTTCCACGCCATGAAGTGCAAGAACTGTCAGCGAGCATGGCAGACAATTGCCGAGTTCAGAAAGGCGGTAACAAACAAAGGCTCAGTTGTAGCCATCATAGATGGACACGCCATCAAGGAACCGCCTTTGTCCGTGCATGAAATCGAGCAATTTATTGCTGATTGGGCCAGAACGCTCGCCCCAAGCAGCGATCCAAAACAGCACCGGATTATCCGGGGCTTGCAAGGTCGCGTTGCGTTGGAGGATATTCAAAATTTTAACTTTCTGCTACACGACGCAGAAATGGGCGGGCTTCGCAAAGAAAAAGACCTTACTCAGGCAATTCAAAATCTGCTGGCTGTCTGGAAACACAAGGCTTATAAATGCTCGAATTGCAATAGCTATAGTTTGCGTTTTGAATTTCCGCGAATGAGATGCGAGGTTTGTAACACCTGGCATGTCTGGTATCAAATAGAAGAAAACGTTGAAATAGTTGATACTTTTTATCCCCGGCCGGAATCGAGTCGCGCCATTACAAAATGGCATTGCTCGCAATGCAGACAAGAAAAATATCCCACCGTAGTTGAAAAATCTGACCAGACATGGAGATGTCATTCCTGCTTGAAAAGCTGGTCAAGCTGGGCCGAGATGACCGGCCAGCCACGCCAGCTAACGCAAGAAGAGGCAGAAGCGACAGACAGAAATCTTATAGAACAATGCGAAGTTGATATACGGAGTTTGATGGTTTCACTTAACCACAAGGACTACTTTGTATTACGCGATCTCTTCGGATTTAATTTGAACACAGAGCGCGATGAATACATGGAAGTTTTGCGGCAAGAGTGGGTAGACCAACTATACTTAAACAGGAAAAACACATGAAAGCCTTTCCCAGTACCGTAGCCGACGCGAAGGACATGTTCGCCGGGGGCGGCGGATCATCTACCGGTGCCAAGGCCGCCGGCGCCGACCGTGGGCTGTTCTTGCGATACGCACTGAACCATGACCCAACGGCCATCATGGTTCACAACCAGAATCACCCGGAGGCGGATCACTTCTTGGGGAATGTGAGAACCACCGATCCCAAGGCTCACCCCCGTACCCGTATTATGATTTGCTCGCCATCCTGCACAGATTTCACGCAGGCGAAGATCCATCGGTATATGGTGGACCTGCGTCAATACCCGATGTTTGAGGATGACGCAAAACGGTATGAGGCCGCCATTGCCGAGCGGCAGTCTCGCTCGACTATGTGGGACGTAGTGCGCTTCACGCGGCAGCACCAATACGATATCGTAATCTGCGAGAACGTCTGGCAGGTGCGCAATTGGGAAGATTATCAGAGTTGGTGGAACGAGATGGAAAACCTGGGCTATGTAGGTCAAACTGTATACCTCAACTCGATGTTTTTGCACACTCTAAACGGCGTCAAAAACAGCGACTTCGCGCCACAATCCCGCGATCGCTGGTACACGGTCTGGCGAAAAAAGTCCATCAAATCGGTAGACCTGGATTTTCACCCGCTGGCCCCTTGCCTGAAGTGCGAGCGTAATATTAACGCCGTACAGGGCTGGCGCAACTCGACGCACCAGTACGGGGCATGGAATCGAAATTACGACTACTATTGCCCCATTTGCACGGAGCGGGTGATCCCTTATTTCTTCCCTGCTATCTGGGCTATTGATTTCTCGATTCCCATCAAACGGATTGACGATCCCACCCGAATTAATGCGATCTCGCCCAAAACGAAAAGGCGCATTCGGGTGGGCCTGGAAAAATATGGGCACCCGCTAAACCTGGATAAGGCCCGGGGCGACAAGGCCCGCAGTGCCCTCCTTCATCCTCTATTCACGCAAACGGGGACGGCGACGCAGACAATGACATTCCTGCCACAGATGATTGACCTGAGCCGGTCACATTCAGCCAAGAATGACCGGGGGCACATCAGAAACGGCCTGAGTGAGCCGGGATTTACAATCACCTCCGCCGATACATTGGGCCTGGTCATCTCCACCAAGCACAGCAACGATGTTGGATCGGACGGCTCTCTGATCCAGCCGGTAACGGATCGCGGAGCTTTCACGGTAACCACCAACCCATCTCAGGGCGTTGTTCTGCCCGGCTGGATTGTTGAACTCTATGGTTCTGGTACTATGCGTAGTCTGACCGCCGATGAACTCAACACAGTCACCACGAGCGGAGGAAAGTCGGGCCTGGCGTTACAATTCGTTTCTACCTACAACGGCAACGCCATTTATGCCGGAATCGAGGAAGATACCTTGCCGACCATAACCACGGTGCAACGTCACGGGTTTACCCAGGGCGAGCTAGACCATATGGTCGAAGAGTGTTACTACCGCACCCTGAGGCCAACGCCGGAGTTAATCCGGGCGATGGGCGTACCATTGGACTATGATTTCTCAGACGCAGTAACAGGCAAACGACTGCCTGGCTACAAAATAACCAGGTTACTGGGGCAAATGGTCACTCCCTGTGTTATGGAGTGGCTGGTTAGCCGGGCGCTTGATGCGCTTGATGATCAGGGCGTAGGGAGCAATTGTTATGAAAAAACAACGCCACGGAGCAAAAAATGTCTATAAAGTTCTATAAAGCAATGACCGGAGAGGAAAGAGATGCTATCAATCTTTTTCTGACAAGAAACAATACAAGAGGTTATGGCAGTCTAAGAGGCTATATAGCCTACTTCGCGGCCACCCAAGACGGCAAAATGATTGCAGCCGCTAAATTCTGTCCTCTGCATACTCCGCAGGCGGCGCGATTTTTTGCCGGGCAGGACTGGCGCAATGTCTACACCCTCCAGCGCCTGGCTGCCCGCTATCCCCCCAAGAACCTTTTATCCAAGTTTCTCTCCTGGTGTCTCAAGCAAATGGGTCGAGATCCCCGTGTCCACTACATTGCCACCTATGCCGATCCCTCAACTTGCAACAGCGACACCGGCCAACCGCATACCGGAGCCATCTACAGAGCGACCAATGCCGTTTACTGCGGCCTGACTGAATCGGGTCGCGTAGAGGGCTATATTCTGAATGGCCAGCGCCATAGCATGCGAAAAGGCCCAAAAACGTTGACTATGACCGATATTCCCTTGAGCGCCAGAATCTTACGCGGCCAGGCCAAACACCGCTATTGCTGGGCTGTCGGCCTACCCCTAACGCGCCGGCGGAGACTAAAAGCTTTAACGACCAGAATGTCCCGATATCAATACATTCCGGCCATTCAACCCCGGTTACTCATAAAGGAGGTATATCGTCGTGCTATCGCGAATTGGTATCGCTGGTTTGGACGAAAGAGCGAGGCTTGAGCAGGCCCGGCTGGGCATTGCCGGCGAGATCAAGAATGGCAATGCCGCCCAATTTGGCGTCTCCGGTCTGGACCGGCCTGGCAAAGTCGAGATAGCGCAGGCCATGCAACATTTACATGACCGCGATCGCGTTCTTTCGGAGATGGTCATGCGTGGCCAGCGCCTGGGGGATCGGGCTGCGCGGGATTGGTCGTTGGGCGTCTGGTTCGCCGACTATACCTATGTCATAACGAAAGAGATCAGGTGGCGACGGGGACGAGAAAACGTATTCGCGCCAAAAAACCGCGTCTTGCCTCTTTTTTTCGACTCGGCGGGGTACAGGCGCGAAATAACCAAAACAGCCCCGCTTTGGGCGCATGAATACGAGACATATCCGGCCGCTATTGATTATTGCCAACCAAACGAGTTCGCAGCCTGGGATTATCCGTTTGACAAACAAAAGTCGCTTACTTATCTCGATAAAATGGCCCAAACCTACCCAAACGACCCTCGACTCTGGCCGATCTTTTCTATTCGTTGGACCTGGAATAACTCGACCCACATCGCCTTCAATAAACTTCCCGAATGGCGAAATTTGCCCTTTCATAGTCTCATTCCGCTAACGCGCACCCAAAAGCCTTTTCGAGACACGACCAGAGATCGATGGGCCAGACAAGCGATAGCGGGCGCTCTTGAAATGGCTCACGATCCGGATTTCAGGGTGATGTGTAACAAATTCGGCAAGGTGATGATAGGCGGCCTGGTCGGGTCGGCCTGCCCTCGCATGGCTCGGCATCTTTTCGCCGCCACTCTCAGCCATCTATTTCCTGGCGTCAGATTCTGGCTTCTGGGCCAGGCGAACTTTGCCGTAATCAATGGCTTGGGTCAGCTTGGGTTGTTGGAAACTGTTTCTACTGACGGGTCCTGGTGGCTGAGGGATGCAACAGCCGAGCGTTTTGCAATTATCGAAAATGGCTTGATTACCATGATGAACGTAGGCGACCGAAAAAATCCTTATAATCGTCAATCGTTTTTCACCACCACCGAAATGATGGCCGCAAATCTGCGTAGCCTTCTGGCCGCGTACGCCGGCGAGTGGGCCTGGCCCCGGCCTGAACCTCTTCCCCTTGACCTTGTTGACGAAGCTCAGCGTCAGGAAATGAAGAAGAGGCTGCAAGCTAATCAATTAAAAATGAATTTCGAGTAATACTATGGTATTACAGGAGTAAACCATGCCTGATAAAAAACCGATCATCTGGAGACTGACCCAGGCCCAGTATGACAGCATTATGAGCCAGTTTTTAGACATAACTCTACCTGCCCACATTCGCGGGCAACTACAGCAGGGCTATGGCGATATTATGCTACGCGAAGAGGATCTGCCCGAAATCGAAAATCTTGGAGGAAGAATCGAAAAGCCAACCATTTAACCGATAAGCATACCCCCAAAAAAATCAACTGGCCCGCATTAGCGCGGGCCTTTTTTATTTCTACGGAGAAAATTTATGTCTGTATTACGTGAGGCGCGCGAGCGTCTCTATCATCTAGATTCAGAAATGTATTTAAGCGACTACGAACTTTTGTCTTTGATATTTAACTGTACCCTTACAACCGATCGCGTTTTGAAACACGTTGACGGGGACTTGGCCAAGCTGAATCGAAACATAAACATTCCCAATATAACGGCGCCGCAAAAAGCGCGTCTGCTGGCTGCCATTCAGTTTGGCCGTCGCGTTCAAATGGCCAAGCATGATCGCAAGCAAATAGAGGGTGTCACGGGCGCGGCGGAAATCCTGATGGCGCTTCTTACGCATGAACAAGAGCAGCTCAGAGTTTTGTGCCTGAACAACAAGCATTATATCTTAAAAGAAGAGTTGATTTATCAGGGCACCACCAATTCCATCGAAGTTAAAAACAAAGAGATTTTCCGCCTGGCGGTCAGACTAAATGCCTCCGCAATTGTGGCGGGGCACAATCATCCGTCAGGGGACCCCGCGCCCAGCCCGGAGGACCGTGATTTTACTCGTAAATTGGTTCGCGCCGGTAAATTGTTACATATTGATGTGCTTGATCATATCATTGTCGGGCGCGGGCAATACTACTCGCTGAGAGAAAAGGCCGGGGAGCTTTTTCGATAAAACTAAATTTTTCCATTTTGGCTTTTTGGTACATTATGGAAACTATATTAAAAACCGGAGGTTTTACATGAAACAGCATCCGAAAATTCAAGCGGCTTACAGTCATGGCTATCAACTTCTGCTTTTTGACCAACTGCAGGAAGCGCTTAACACCTTAACCGCAGCTATGCCAAATGACGAATCAAAAAGTTACCAGGTCGAAGGCAAGGTCTGGCAGGCGCACAGTCTCTACGAAGCGGCCTGGAACTGGGCCGCAGATTGCTTTTTGCCGGCGATGTGGACATCTGATGATGATACCGTTATCACTATTACCGATTCGGACGGCGAAGTTTTTGCCGCCGAAATAACAGTTATAGACGGCTCAATCGCCGAAATCGTCTTCAATCTGGTGGCTGCCGGTGGTATACTAAATCTTCAGA